ACATCTCCGAGTTCTTTACGTGCTTCTTCATCCCAATATTCAGGAGTTCCACGTACACCTTGATTCTTCTTAATGATAGTTCTACAAACTTCTCCAACTTCCTCAACAAGACCTAAGACAGTATCGGCAAAGGTATCTTTTGGAAAATTATGATACGCCCAATCTTTAACTTCTTCCTGAAATATATCGAGATCTTTCATACTATCCTCAATGTCGATCGTAGCTTCTCAATAAGATGACTAGCATGTCCAAGCTTCATTTGTAACGCAAGCATAATTCTTAGCGCATCCATACCGTGCGGATTCGCCGCTGTATTCCACAGGCCAAGGGCCTTTATTTTTGCATTTCCTTTCCAGAATCCACCCTTACCAGTGCCAGGAGTTACTTTTTCTACTGGTACATTATTATCCTGACTCCATAACTCAATCACTCCTATGTACTCGACGCCAGTATATACAACACCCAACTGCCCCGCCCTGTGGTGAAATGGCTCATAGACTATAGCTACAGGTTTGAGTTCAGATAGATGTTCGTAGAGTATTGAGTGTGGATGTGGATATTCAAACAATTTCAGGTGGTATGTCTTGTACTCTCCACCATTAAAGGTGCAGATGCCAGTAGTCATTCCAGGATCTAGGCTAACGATCAATCGTCCTCCTTCTTATGATTTGATTCGAAAGAACCTTTACTAGAGATGTAGTTATAAGTGCTACCTTTTATGATGTACGCTTCTTCTGGAACTATAGTTGGACGAGGAAGGTAAACAATTAGTTCGCCAGCGCTGGCAATCTCATGGAATGAATAGGCAATTTCCTGTTTGTCAAGCCACTTAAAGACTACATCCTTGTTGTTAAGTAACCACTGCATCGCTTCGACGGGTGATTCCACCCTAATATATTTAGCCATCATCCTCCTCCAAGAAATTATTCTTTCTATTGCGGTTGCGTATCTCAAGTCGTTCCTCATATTCTCTAGCTAATTCTGGACAAGCACCGCAACCACACATTTCCTCAATCGTATTCTCGTTATGGCAAACAAAACAATGAGATTTCTCTTTTGCTAAACAGCATTTACAATTTACACATAAAGCAATTAATTTTTCTTTAACCACGCGGTACTTCCTTAGCTGCTGCTAGAACCTTTGCATCAGATGCTGTTGTAGTAGCTTCACCAGGCGCCACAACTCCTGGTTCGCTAATGGGATCTGGCGCTTCTACGACTACTCTAGCATTTGCAGTAACGGTTGATCTAATAAGGATTGCCTGTATAACCGCCTGTAGAGGAATCCAGAAGCCAAGAATAGCGTCTGGAAGACCTGGAATTATCTTGACTCCAAGTATAACCAATAAGCCAACAGCACCTGCAATAAGACTGCGGAATCTGGTAGGTTCTAGTGTAATGAACCTATTTAGAATTTCCTTCATATTGTTCTCCTCTGTACACCTTTTTGGGCGGGTCGAGGTTATTAGCAAGGGCTCGAAGGAACCCTGCTACTACTTCTTTTCTGTCAGATGTTATCTCGTCGGTTGTTTGCCAATATGTAGTTTCATCGGTATTCGCGTCATTCGGAGTGTATCGTGTTTTTTCTTCTTGCACTAGAACTTTAATCATCATGGCTGGCCCGTAGATTCGCCAGGCCAGCTACCATCCGGAAGTCGCACGAAGCATGGAGCATCAGGGTCTGACAGATGCACCAATTGTCCATCTGCCGGAAGGGCTAGCAGTGCGAAGGTCATCAAGAGAAGTACAAATGTCTTCATTCGCTGTCCCTCTCGTCTATTTTAATTCTAAGTTCGGTTTCGAGTCTGTGCCACATTTCTTTATCTACATCGATCCTAGCATTTTCAACGATGTCGACTTCAATCATTTGTGCAATATTCCATTTCTCACCATCTACGTACGTCCAGACTCTATACTTATATATAGGAAATTTTGGAAAACCATCGTCACCAGCTTGTTCGAATAATCGTTCACGATTGAAGCGCTTCATCCGTTATCGTTTCCTTCTAGTGACATTCTATTGAATTCGAGAGTATGCTTCTGGACGAGTCCATGAATGATATACCATGGCATATCACCATTTTTGAATAGTGCTGGGTAGTGAGTGAAAACTTTATTCTCATCAGCGCCAAATTTCTGTATGGTAGTGAGCACGATGAAGTCTGATAAAACAAAGTCATCGTATTCTTGATGATGTGCCCTCAGGCAATTTTCTATGGCAGTGTTTAACTCCGCGTATGCTGTCATTTGTTCTTGAGTAAATTCACTCATTGGCATCTCCTCCCGCTGGTGGTGAATTAGTTTGTATGTTAGTTAGTAATGCTATAACTATTTTTAAGGATTCTGCTCTACTAAATCCAGCTTTAACATATTCTGTAAATATCTCATGCATGGCGACCGCACCTTCTGCAAATGCGCCAAATGGATCCTTAGGAGAATCAGTAGTCACTAGCTTCTTCCTCACCACGTATCGTATTTAGAATAATTTTGTTCTTTTCATGAAGAAAGTAACACCTAATGTCCTGTCTGTTAGTGTATGGTATGTAATCTAAATCGTTAGGAATATGAACACGCTTTTCTAGAAAGCGAAAGAACGGCCACGTCAATCTCTCCCACTTATGATATAGTTTGGCTATGATGTAGTTGTGCAGAGGTTGAGTATAGGTCGATGTGTATGGAGTTCTAACTTTTGTTTTTATACCATAAGTGTGTCCGTGTGCTTGTCGCGTTACCCTCATGCTTCCTTCTCATGTTCTAGAAACTCTTCAAATGTATAGTAATGTTCTACATGAGGATGTGTATGGAATATATTCTCGCGTGAACCAACAATGATCATCCTCTTTCCAGTAGCTAAACCATACCCGTATTCTACATGTCGACCACCTTTACCGCCCTCACCAGTAAATGATACAACTACGTTCTCCTCATCTATATCATCTAGATCTTTCTGTCCATATTCCCAACACTCATCCGGATATGAATTAAGTTTCTCTGAAACGAGTGAGTTTAATAGCATACCACCGTGTTGGTCAATCCATCTACTAGTAACCTCGCAATTCAAAACAGTTTTCTCAAGAATATCTCTATACTCTCGCATCAATTTGTTGTTCGAATATCTAGAGGCGAAGTAATATCGAATCATTAGTCATCCTCCCGTGGACGTAGATCTGATATATGAATATGAGGTTCTGTCTTACCACATGGACATGGTAATGCTTTTTTGTTTTCAACTTTAAGCCATGAAATGAATTTTATTATTCTCTCTCGTATGTTCATTAGAGTTCTGACCATCTCTTTCCAGTAGATATATCGATGGCGAATGGTACGTAATCAGTAAATCTTAGTCCGGACGCAACCATCTCTTCACGAGCAATAGATTCCACTTCCTCGACGTCGATTTCTTTACATTCAAAGATGATGGCGTCGTGGATGGAGAGTCTGGTGGTGGCGAGTCCTTGTAATCTCGGTTGAAGTTGAATAAGAGCGGAGAGGCAGATATCTGAGGCAATTGATTGTGGTAAGAAGCTGAGAGCTTCGTTGAGGACTTCGGATTTGTTTTGCTCTGTGATAAGCCAGAATGATCTCTTACGCCCAAAAGGCGTGGTGAGATCTTCACCCGAAAGAACCTTATGCTTGATCGATGCTTGCCATGCGATGACACTAGAGATGAGATTATTAAACTCACGCATAAGAGTTCTAGTTTCTTCAACTGTGATACTCGATCCTTGTTGTTGTAGTTCGAGTGCAATTGCATTTACCCCACGTCCGTACGCATTTCCGTAAAAAATAGATTTCATGCTTACGCGATTTTCTTTAACCCATTTACCTACACCATAGATATCATTGCAAAGTTCATCGAAGATATCTCTAGTCTCGTCTAAGAAAATCGACCGGAGGTATTCGTCGTGTGCCAGTGTTGTGATGACACGACCCTCCGCTTGTTTATAGTCTGCGTGAACAAACACATTGTGTTCGTTCTCTACAGTGAATTGGTGTTTGATCCTTTTATCTCTGACGATATTTTGCATGTTAGGGTTTTTGGACGCAAGCCGACCGGAGGTAGTTCCATGTAATGTATACGTCGTATAAATCTTATCGTGATACAGGCGCTTACGAAAACCTTTAACATATGTTCCATATAGTTTTGTCCTTCTACGATGGAGAAGAAGCTTCTTAATGAAATCCGAAACTCCCACCTCCCTCTCAAGTAATTGCTCAAGAACGTCAGCTTCCGTTGTTGTTACAATAACACCATTTTCAGCCAAGTACCGAGTGACCTGCTGTGGAGATCTTGGATTGAGGTTCTTGCCTGTAATTCTGCTGATTTCTAGTTCTAGATCGAATAGTTCTTTCTCGAATTCTTTGCCTAAGTCTTCACTGTAGTCACTGTCAAAGTTAATACCGGCACGTTCAAGATTCATAAGCGCGTTGGATGCTTTAACGAGGAAGGTATGTTCTGCCAACTCACGCGAGCCCGGTCCCATCTTTCGTCGAAACAACTCCCATAAATTACGAGTGTTACATGTATCAATTGCGTTATACTTATACAACACGGGCTTTGGAATATCGCTATAATCCTTGTGACCTCTAAGTAAGTATTTTTGTATATCACCCTTCCAATTGGGTGAACTAAGATTTTCAATGGAAAGATTTTCAAGGCTGTGTAACCCTGGCCTTTCATCTATACAATAGGAAGCTAGCATGGTATCGAACCATAACTCTAGCGATCCTAGAATTGGGTATAATCCCGCCAGGTCAAATTTACCGTTATGGGCGATAATTTGTCGTTGCCTAAGGTAACGGCCGAGAGCAATCTGAACTGTTGACTCGTGAAGTCCACTTCCACCGAATACCACTGCCTTACCTGCTGCGTATGATATGCCCACGCAGAGGAGATTGTACTGATCTGGGTGGACGTAAGAGATGTCCTTCTCAACGCCGCATTCAATGTCGATAGCGATAGGATCTTCCATTGTGTATAATCTATTGATGGCCTGTAGTATGACGCTTCCATCTTCAAATGCTCTGTAGTTTGGTTCAATCCAAGGTACATTTTCTTTGGCCTTTAATTTTGATAGATCTGAAACGAATGATGGAAATGCATCTGGAGCCCGAAGACAATAAGCCGGGTGCCATGTTGCTACAACATTTATTCTATCGTCTTCTATGTATGGTTTAGCTGGACCAACTCGTAGTTTTGAGATTTTGCGCTT